TTAATTGAATCACAATTTCCAGAAGTATATCGGGAAGAAGGTGCTAATTTAGTTGCTTTCATTACAGCGTATTATGAATTCCTTGAATCAGACGATTTATACTCACATAAAATGGGTCGTGATATTTTTACAACAGCCGATGTTGATACATCGCTTGAAAAGTTCATATATCATTTCAAAGAAACGTATTTAGCAGATTTTCCATATGTTTTTGCAACTGATAAAAGATTTGCGATAAAACATATATCAGATTTTTATCGAACAAAGGGATCTAAACAATCTCTTGAATTACTTATGAGAATGTTGTTCAACGAAAAAATCGACGTTTATTATCCAGGTGAAGATATACTTCGCCTTTCAGATTCATTGTGGTATAAGCCGTTCTATCTTGAAGTAACAAAGTCAGATAGAACTGTAAACTTTATCAATAAGGAAATCACTGGTGCTAAGTCAGGTGCAATTGCATTTGTTGAAAGTATTGTTCGCAAAAGAGTGAAGGGGAAAGTATTTGATGTACTTTACTTAAGCGGATTGAGAGGAAACTTTCAGACTGGCGAAATCATTACTGATGATGGTTCTCTAATAAATTGCCCTAAAATAAAGGGATCTTTATCTGAAGTAGACGTCACATTAGGAGGTAGAAACAATGCAATTGGTGATGTATTCAATATTGTTACTACTGAAGGATTACAGGGAAAGGTAAAAGTTACCGGAGTTCGAGCCGCAACGGGAAGAGTTGATTTTGAAATTCAAGACGGAGGCTGGGGCTACACCGCTGACGATTACACCGACGTATATATTAGTGATGCAATTGCATTTGCAAACAATACCAACAACGATTTTATTCAATATGAATCAGTGTATCAACCAATTGAAAAGATATCTGTTATATCGGCTACGCCCATATTAGCTAATGCAAACCTAATTGGCAATTATATAACCGGAAGAAATGGTGCTTCCTTTGTTGCCAATGGTGTAATAGTAGATATAGCAAATACAGATTCTGGAGGAAATATCGTTAACGCACCTAGTGCAAATGGTATCATAACTGTTCAAACAAATTTTGGGACTTTCAGGGATAAGCGATCGGTTAACCTCAGTTTGACTGGAACTGCTGCGCTCACCGTCGGTGAATACGTTACTGAGGAAAGTAGATATGTTATTGGAATTAGTTCACCGACAGGAACCTATACAATCGGAGAAAGGGTTGATCAGGTTATTCGCGAACCAGTAAGCAATCTAACCATCTCCTATGCATTTGGAACCGTACTCACAGCAAACACGACACAATTGGTCATAACTCCAGCTTGGGGAACGATTAAGACTGGAGTAGGCGCGGTATTAAGAGGAGCGACGAGTAATGCTACATCATTGCCTCTATCTGTTACAATTCCAAACGCTTATACTGGTGCAAGAGGAAGAGTCTTATCTGTAACTGGAAACAACATAATAATAGATGTAACGTTTGGTACATTTGATGCCGGCAATAAACTTCGAGGTGATAGTAGTAAGACGGTATATACGATAGCGTCTTCTACACAGTCTGGTGCAACAGCAGTATATCTTGCTAATACAAACTCTACAAATGGAACCATTACCAGTACTCAAGATTTCTTTGTAAGGGGAATGATAATTGGTCAAAATACTTCGTCGATCGGCGTATTTGGAAATACGTCACCATATTTTGTAAGTACTAACAATGCTTATTCTACATACCTATACACAGAAAGAGAAAAGTTAATCTCTCCTCCTCGCGATGCAAATAATAATATCATTAACGTAGCGAAACAGATTACTCGATTTGCTGGAGGTTATGGCGCTAATTTTAAAATTGGTGCGATTGAAGATGTAGAAGAAGATGTTACAATATACACTGACGTAGTTGGAGCAAATAATGTAGTAGGCGTGCCATTTGTAAATATTCTTTTGGACGGAAGGGGTTCTGGCGTTGGGTATGCGACGAGCATGACAATCAATACAGCTGGAAGCGGATATGCTAACAACGCTCGCATTTCGTTTAATGGAGGAGGATTTGCAAATGGTAACCCAACAGCATTTGCAAATGCATATATTTTAACGAATGGTAACGGCAGCATTACATCTATTGTCGTAGATACGAATGGTGAAGGATATTTCGATAACCCAACATTAACTCTTCCAACTACTGCAGGAACTGTTGCAAATATATCATCAGCGCTAGTATACGGATACGGTTTTCCGAAGAATCCTTTTGGGGGGCAAAACACTCTTATCGGAGATCTACTTAATACAAGCATACTCGACGTTGGTAAAATTTCGCTACTATCTTCAGTCAATCCTGGCGCTGAATATACAGCAGATCCATTTGTAACTGTTCGAAATAAATCAATCTCTTCATATAAGAGAAGGGATATTATCATAACACTAAGTAACGTAACTGGATCCTATTTAATAGGAGAAGAAGTCGTTCAAACAGTAGCACTAGCCACAACGGTGAAAGGTGTCGTTAAGCATATAGAAACAATTGAGAATAATACAATATTGTATGTTAAAAGAAACCGTCTTGGCATTAGTTTTAATTCATCTGTGCCCCTAATTGGATACACGACTGGAGCTACTGGCGATATTGTATCGTTTACTCAAGATGAAGCGACAGACGTAATTGGTGAAAACGCCAATATAAGCGCTACGGCAATTTCGGCAAACGGAATCGCCACTTCTGTTGAAATCATTGACTCTGGATTTGGATATATTGACGATGGAGAAGTTTCATTACAGAGAGATGGTAACGAATTCATCATCACCGGAATATCGAAAACCATTCGCCAAGGGGTAAGTGAAGGTTATTGGAAAACTACAACATCGCATTTAAATTCAGAGAAAAAGATTCCTGATAATAAATACTATCAGGAATATTCATATGATGTATTATCTGGCCTATCTTTAAATAGATATGAACAAATCGTTAAAAGGGCTATGCATGTGTCTGGAACACTCTTATTTGGAAGTGTTGTAAAAACAACGGGGGCAACCGCCGAATCAAAGGTGATTGATAGTAGTATATCAATCACATAGTTTAACATTACGGAAATTTTTAATGAAGCTTCTTACAAACTATTTTAAAACACATGCTGCTAAACAGTTCGTTGAATCTTTCACCGAACCGCAAAATACTATTTACTATATTGGTGCCCACAAAAGCACCAGCTTTCAGAATGACGCATCTCCTCCGGATCCAAATACATCAACTTCAGGAACACACTATGAGCTTTATGATGAACTTATCTTTGGTAAAAGAATAACTTCATCTGATATAGCTCATATGGTGAAACATATTCCATGGCAAAGTGGAATAGTGTATGATATGTATGATCATGTTGCAGAAGATCTTCAGTCAAAGAATTTTTATGTTGTTTCGTCGGAGGCCGGATCTTATCATGTGTTCAAGTGTTTAAACAATAATGGAGGAATTCCATCGATAGCTCAACCCCTTCGTTCTGAGGTTGAACCAGAAGATGATTTTTACCGCAAATCAGACGGATACGAGTGGAAATACCTATATTCGATTACGGCATCACAGTGGCAGAAGTTCGCAACTTCTGATTACGTTCCAGTTTTCGAAAATTCTGCTGTAACAGCGAATGCCGTATCGGGATCAATTGATACAGTTATTCTTGAAAACCCAGGATCGCGATATGCAAGCTACGCGATTGGGAGTATTAAAGAATCTGCAGTAAATGGAAACACTTTGATATTTTCTCTTGAAAGCGATTCATATGCCCTTTCTTCAAACGCCGGTTTTTATGAGAATTCTTCGATTTACATCGATGAAGGCGCTGGGGATGGCGAAATAAGAACGATATTAAGCTATTTTACCTCAGGCGGAGAAAGAAGAATTCTTGTAGATAGGCCGTTTGATACTTTACCAGCAAGGAATAGTATATTCAAAATTTCTCCGCGTGTAATCATATCAGGGGACGGCGAAAACGCAATTGCAAGAACAGAGGCGAATACAACTACTGGTGAAATTACAGAAGTCATAATAATAAATCGTGGAAAAGATTACTCTTATGCCGACATAAAGATAGTTGGCAATACTGGATTTACATCGGGTAGCACGACAACTTCTGCTATTGCTCGAGCTATTATATCACCACCGGGTGGCCATGGGTCAAATATAATAAATGAACTTATTGCAAATAAAATTGGTGTTTCGATTGAGTTTAGTGGAACAGAGTCTTCAAAAATTCCAGCTACAAATGATTATCGAAAAATAACTATTGTCAAAGATCCTTTATTCAAGGACGTTAACATTGTGTTAAACAATACAGCAACAACATATACAGCCGGTGAAACAGTTATACAAACCTCGACGGGTGCTACTGGTAAAGTGTCGAATAGATCTGCAAATACTATTAGCTTAACTGATATATCAGGATTCTTTGTTACTTCAAATACATCAAATACTTCTACCGGTCTTTTAGGTCAAACTTCAAATGTGTTAGCCTATATTAACAGTATAGATCGATCATTTATAACATTTGATCAGCGAAATATATATGATATAGATATGATCGATAATGGGTTAAACGCTGCTGGATTTATTAAGGACGAAATAGTTGTTCAGGCAGGACTTAGCACAATTAACGCCGGATTTGTTAAACTTTCACTAGTCGGATCAGCATATAATTTTGTTGATGGGGAATTGATTACTCAAGCGTCTTCTGGTGCAACTGCTAGGGTTGTTTCACGATTCTTTCAAACACTTACAGTAAATAATGTGAGCGGGATATTTGTTGCAAATGCTACGGTGATAGGCGCAAATTCTGCGGTTGCAACGAACGTTACAAATGTCGACACTACATTTGCCGCAGTTGCAACAGGTATTGTGCATGATATAACAATTGGTTCAAACTCTAGTATATCACTTGTTGCTACAAAGGGAGAGTTTCTTATTTCTGATACTCTATCAAATACTATAAATACTTTTAGAGGCGAGTCTTCACGGGCTATCGCGAAAGTAAATGGGATTGATGTGACTCGTAATAAACTAGTTAAAGGTAGTGGTGAATTTATTTACGTAGAAAATATGATTCCGATTACAAGAGCACCAACCCAAACCGAACGTATAAAATTAGTCATTGAGTTTTAATAGAGGCATTATCCCAAATGGGTTTAACCAAAGATTTTAATCAGTCACCATATTATGATGACTTTGATGAAACAAAAAATTATCACCGAGTATTGTTTAAACCAGCTATTGCTGTTCAAGCAAGAGAATTAACTCAGTTACAAACAATTTTGCAGAATCAAATTGAAAGATTTGGTGATAATATTCTCGTTGAAGGAACTATAGTAAAGGGGGGTAACTTTATAGAAGAAAACCCTCTTCCATATGTTAAAATTCGTGACATCGCTAGAAATACGTCTGGCGGAGAAATAGCAACCGACGTAAATCTATATACTGATATGAAAGCGGTTGGGCTTACTTCTGGTGTTGAGGCAATTATTATTGCGACTACGTTTGGTTTAGAGACTCAAACACCAAATTTAAGCACACTATTTGTGAAGTATATAAAGGGCGCTCTTCTGGGTGACCTTAATGTGAATCAATTTAACGTAACAGAAGAAATTCAATTATATACAAAAAATTCTTCTGGTGATTATGTTATACCTTTCCATCGTGTAACATCTGCTGGTAGTATTGAGGGGCCATCTGCAGTAGGTAATGGTTATGGTGTTAGATGCGGCGATGGTATCATATACCAAAAGGGAAATTTCATACGATTTGAAAACGGAATTACAATCGTTTCAAAGTACTCAAACAGGCCAAATGGTGTAGTTGTTGGATTTCAAACTGAAGAGATGATCGTTGATTATAATCAAGACTCATCAATTCTTGATAACGCAAATGGGTTTAATAATGAAAACGCGCCCGGCGCAGATCGGCTTAAGCTTCTGCCAACCCTTGCGGTGAAAACGATAGCAGAAGCCCAAGCAGATCCAACCTTCTTTGCAATTCAAGAATACGCAAATGGTAACGTGGTACGAAGAAAGATTACGACCCAATATAACACGATTGAAAAAAATCTTGAGCAAAGAACGATTGAAGAGTCTGGTAATTACACTGTAAAAAGATTTCCAGTCCGCGTTGAATCTTCTGCATCAAACACAAACAATCTATCAGTAGTAATTGGAGCAGGATTAGGATACATCGAAGGAAGACGCGTTGAGCTTTTGAATGATATCGCTATCGAAATTCCAGAAGCAAATACGTTTGTTACTGCGGCTGAGCAAAACATTAATACTAACTATGGTTCATACGTAATAGTGAACAGTTATTCTGGTAGATTTGATTTTACGACATTTGAACAAGTAAATCTTCGTAATTCTTCAAATACAGTAATAGGCACAGCGCGAGTGAGATCAGTAACAAGAAATCCTGGTGTTGCAAATCAGTATCGTTTGTACTTGTTCCTGATATCAATGAACACTGGTTATGCCTTTAGTAACGTAAATAACCTAATCTCGGCATCAACACTCGGTTCAGCAAGTTTAGTACTCGAAACTGTTGCTGGAACTGCTAATACCGCAGTTCTTAAAGATTCTGCATTTTCAAGAGCAATATTCCAAAGTGGTAAATCGTTTATACGGTCGGTAGATGGTGCTGCAACAGACTATGTTTATCGTACGAGTATGCAAGTAACCACTACAACATCGAATTTTGGAATAACTCTTTCTGGATCAAATGTTTTTCCATACACTCCAGGTTCGGCGTTAAACGGTGATGAAATTGCAGAACTTATGGTGGTTGCACACTCATCTGTTGGAACAGTGGTTTCTGGGGAGGTAATGGGCATTACTTCGGCTGTTGTTGACTCAAACGGCACACAGTTGTTCATTACTACTGCAAAAAACCCTGGCTCAAGCCTTGTAGTAACAGTGTATGTTAACGTTAAAAGAACACAGACAACAATCAACACTAAAACACTTGAAACAGTATATGTTAAAATACAAGCAAATACAAATATTGCAAACACAACCGGTAATTATAGTCTAGGTTTGCCTGACGTATATGGTATTGATGGTGTGTGGAAAGTTGATGGCAGCGTTGCATGGGCAAACGTTGAAGCATATGCAACATCAAACTCACAGATATCGAATTTTACAAGCTTCTTTGAAGTTGACAAGAAACAGTTTGATGCGTACTATGGTCTTTCTAATATTCGAAAAAGAAAAACACTTACGATTAATACAAATGATAAGATTATTGTTAGGGCGAAGGTATTCAAAAAGGATGCTAACCCCGGTCACTTCTTTACGGTAGACAGTTATCCAGTAGATGATACAACACTAATACTTCCAACTAATAAAATTCGTACTGAAGACATCCCAGTCTTCATTGGAAGTAACGAAACAAAATACCTTTTGAGAGATGCTATTGACGTTAGACCATACGCCTCAAATACCGCAACTTATGCTACAACAGCAGCAACAGCAACGATCAATCCGTCGACAAACTTAGCGTTTTCTAACTTACTATTCCCAGCACCGAACAAGACTATTGAAGCTACCTATAGTTATTATCTTGGAAGAAACGACTTGTTAATGGTTGACGGGAATGGTGAGTTCAATGTAATTCAGGGTACTCCGGCTGAAACACCACCATTTCCTCCGGAACCAGCAAAAGGTATGATGATTGCAAGGATTGCCATTCCTCCGTATCCGAGTCTCCCGTCGAGTCGTGCCAATATCATCGGAAAACCAGAATACGGTGTAAGTGTATCTTCAAATCAATCGAAAAGATACACTATGAAAGACATCGGCGGTATTGATGCTAGATTGAATAATTTAGAATATTATACTTCGTTATCTCTTCTTGAAACACAGGCAAAAGACTTTCTTATTGCAGATTCAAATGGATTAGATAGATTTAAGAATGGTATTTTTGTTGATAATTTTGACACGCTATATCTTGCCGATGTTAACGGTGGAGAATTTTATGCTGCAATTGATCCTTCGAATAAGGATATTCATCCAGCGTTCAGACAGTACTCGCTTGGCCTAAAATATAAATCAGGAGTAAATACTAGCGTTTTTGCTAATACTATCGTAACACTAACAAAAAACGATTATAGTCTAACCTCAGTATCACAACCATACGCAACCAACGTTAAAAGTTGTACGACTAGTTTTTACAATTACGCTGGTAAAATGAGAATAAATCCAGAATATGATTCTGGCCCTGATACAGTGCGCGCACCAGATATTAACTTTGATATTGATTTAGCAACACCATTCATTGAATTTACGAATAACCTTTCGCAATTTATTCCATTCACGCGTACTGACATAGACAGTATTACAAACATATCGCGCAATGGTCGTACGACCACAACTACAACTAATACCACTGCTAGAACTTCTACGTTACGGGTGGTGAATGGTCAAGAAGAAACAGAAAAGGTCGGTGATTTCATTACTGATGTGAACTTCTCACCATTTATGAGATCTAGACTCATTGTTATAAGTGCAGTAGGTCTTCGTCCAAATACACGTTTCTATTTCTTCTTTGACGGGAAGGATGTAAATGCCCATGTCACAAAGGCAAGAGCGGTTGGAAACTTTATATTACCGTCTTCATTATTTGGATCGCAAGTAATTACGTCAGACGCAGATGGAGTACTTTACGCGGTATTCAGAATTCCAGCTGAAACATTTGCTGTTGGCGATCGTACTCTTGAAATACTCGATATCGAAGATTATGCTAACAAAGACGTAGCTACATCTGCAGCTTCTGCTAGATACAGCGCGTTCAATTTTTCTTCTACGGTTTCAGCTTTAACGGTGACTACAAGGCCCCCTTCTACAACGATAAGCTCAGAAACAGTGCAAAGCACTAATACTACAACGGTAACGCAACCACTTCGACCCATAAGTCCAGGGTTTCAGCCGGTGGATCCGATTGCACAAACATTCATCATTGACACAAATCTATCGTCTGACACTGACATTTTTGTGTCTAAATTAGACCTTTATTTTGCGAAAAAGAGCCGCGTTGGAAAGGGTGTGACAGTTCAACTTCGCGAAGTCCAGAATGGGTATCCATCTGGTCAAGGTTTGCCATTCTCAACTATTCATCTTACTGCATCACAGGTAAACGCCCCAACCTCTAGTATTGCAACAAATGCTCTTACAGCAACAACGATTACATTCGAGGCACCGGTTGCGCTCAAAACAAACACTGAATATGCTATAACCGTTATTCCAGACGGAAATGATCCTGATTACTTGATATGGATATCACGTACTGGGGGTATTGACGTTGATACTGGTATTGCTATCCAACAAGATACTAATGCTGGCGTATTGTTTACCTCTACAAACAATAAGGCTTGGACCCCGTATCAAAATGAAAATATGAAATTTAGGTTGTATGCATCTAGATTTAATGCTTCAACTGGAAGCGTTACTCTTACAAACAGAGATCATGAGTTTTTAGATTTAGATAACGTCTCTGGGAATTTCTTAGGTGAAGAATACGTGTTTATCGATAAAACATTGTATAATACCGGAAGTGTTAGTATCGTAGCTGGAAATAACACAGTGACAGGTGTTGGTACTACTTTCACTACACAATATGCTCAAGGTGAACACTTAATAGTTAAAATTGGTGCTAATAATTTTGAAGTTTTAGAGATTGTTAGTATTGCAAATAACACATCTATGATAGTGAAAGATATCCCTAAACAAACTGCTTCTGCTATATCTCAGCATTACTCAAGTCCAATTGGGAAGTTTGTATATATTAATTTGAATGAACCTGTCTTGATGATACTTCAAGACTCTACGGCAAAATCTGCGCTGTTTAAGTTTAGTGCTACAGACAATATTGTTGGAAGAGATTCGGGAGCTACAGCAACTATCGCTGAAGTTCGCAATTTGCCTATAAGCTATCTACAACCGCAAATAAACAGATCTAACTTCACTAAAACTCGTACTACTATTCGTGCATCAAATCTGTTTAATGGCGTATCAGAAGGTATTCAAAAAAATATAGCATTTAATGACACAAATTATTTAGTTGATAGCACATACTACATTAAGTCAAAAAGTAATGATTTTTCCTCGAGTGGATTTGATCTTACAATAGATATGACGAACTCGTCATTAACTACTAAAGACACATCTCCAGTTATCGATTACGACGTTTCAAGTATACTGGCAGCTGAGTATTTAGTAAACTCTATAGACGTGGCCGATGTTACAGAAAACGGAAGGCTTGGCACTGCTATATCGAAATACGTATCAAAGAGGGTTGAACTTGCTGACGGCTTAGACGCAGAAGACATCAGACTATTAATAGGAGCATATAAGCCTTCAAACACCGATATTCGCATATACGTCAAATTCCAATCATCAACAGATATTCGGTCATGGTCCGAGGTTGAATGGACTCAACTTAACGTTAAACCAGAAACCAATGCGATATCATCTCTTGCGAATAGATATGATTATCGTGAATATGAATATTCACTTGGAACAACTGCTAAAACAGCAGGAAACGGTGCATGGGTCAATAACAACACTATAAATTACATCGACCCAACTGGAGCAATACACACTAACTATAAATACTTTGCAGTAAAGATAGTGTTATTATCAAATGGTCATAACGTTGTACCAAGAATAAAAGATCTAAGGGCAATTGCACTCACATGATAAAGACAGAAGAAACAGATTATTCGAGAGATTTAACATCTAGGGCGTTAATTAACACAAATGTTAAGGCCCTAAACGATTATCGTCTAAAAAGAAATCAATCTAAAAAGATAGAAACGATAGAAGAAGATCTTAGTAATCTTCGTAATATGATGATTGAAATTAAAGAAATGCTTCAGGTATTAAAGATAGGTAAGTAATGGCAAAACCAAATGTATACTTAGCGCCGGGAGCAAACGTAGAATCAACTGATACATTTGCTGAATGGATTAATACTACAAATTCGCTCGTGTACGACATGGGTACCGTCGTTCTTACGTCAGTAGCTGCTGCACAGCCAAACACATCGGTTGGAGGATTTGCGGGAGGAAACAGTCATCTTCAAGGTATACTTTCTGCAAATACGTTAGTTGCAACTCAAGGGCTTCGCGGCGGTACTGTGAGTACTATTAGCGATTTAACTATATCTTCTAATGTTATATTTAATGCGTCGAATCTTGTTCGTATTGATGCAAACACAAACAACTTTAACGTTAACGCTAATAACACAACGTTTACTGGTAATGTGATCATAAGCGCCCCCACAAAAACGTTAACGATAAACACTGCGAACACTCTAATTAGCGGTGGCACTGTCGTTGTGAATTCAAATGCAGTTTTTAACTCAGATGTAACTGTAACCGGTAACCTTACGTCTGTTGGTGCCTTCACCATCAATGCTGGAACCTGGAATGGAACAGCGATAGGTATTAATCGCGGAGGAACCGGTCAAACAACAGCTAATGCAGCGTATGCTGCCTTAAGCCCAATGACTACACTCGGTGACATTGTTTATAGATCAACCATTGCTGCAGATCGGCTTCCTGGAAACATCACTACAACTAAGCAATATCTTTCTCAAACCGGAAACGGATCCTCTTCGGCTGCCCCATCGTGGAGTCAAATTAATAAATCAGATGTTGGTCTCGGTAACGTTGAAAACATTTCAATATCGGCATATACTGGTACTGCAAATACAAGTACGGTTGGAACTATTACAACTGGCACTTGGAGCGCAAACACAATTGCTGTTAACAGGGGCGGAACTGGCCAAACCACATTTGCTAATGGCGAGATCTTAATTGGAAATAACGGATCACTCGCCAAAACTACATTAACTGCAGGTCAAAATATTTCTGTGCAAAACAGCGGTGGATCTATTACACTGGCGGCGTCGAATACGAATATTACTTGGACAAATGGCAACACTGCAGGACCAGTGATTAACTCTTCTACTGGTTCAGGAACTGCTATACCATCTGCAAACGCAACAAACTCTGGTGTAATTACCACAAGTTCGCAAACTATAACTGGCATTAAAATCTTTAACTCCGGTATAGTGTCAGATGTTACAGGCAACCTTAACGGTAATGCGAATACTGCGTCTTCTGTACCATGGACAGGTGTAACTGCTAAGCCTACAACAGTAGCCGGCTTTGGCATCACTGATGCTGTAACTGCAGCAAACCTATCTTGGACAAACGGTACAACATCTGGGCCAACTGTAAATACGACC